CATTATCTAATCTCCCTTACGCTACGGTGTCTACGACGCCACGAACGAGTGCTTCTGGGCGAAGGACTTTACGTCCAAACACATGAAGACCACGAACGATGTCGGAGAAGGTTTCAGTTGACCGAACTACTTCGGTTTTTGCAATGTGAGATGCAGTTGCAACGGCTGACATGTGACCAGCCAAAACAACAGACTCACCTGCAGCAGCAGTAACACCAGAGATGCTGATTGCATCTGTGCCGCCTGCTACCAGAGCAGTTGACTTGTAGCAGTTAAAGCCAGCAATCTGACCCTGCATTACAAGACCGTTACGCAGTGGTGAGGTGCCGTCGCCAGTTACCTGTACTTCTGCAAACTTTGCACCGGCTGAGAACAGCTTGGCGTAGAAAGCAGGAGAAGCAACGAACCAACGGTTCTCTTCTGGAACAGACTGCTCGTCGAGTTCTTTTGCCATTTCGAGCATCAGATTGACAGCGTTGTCTGGTGTAGTGTGAACTGCGATTGGAGAAGCTGCTGTACCCAGTGCAGTGTTGGTGTTCAACAGACCGCCAGCAAGTGATGCGTCGTCAGCACCGGCAAGACCAGCACCGTTAGCAATTGCTTGCAGAACGTTGAAGTCGTACTTGCGCTTCAAAGAGTATGCACCTGATGAGGTAGCAAGGGCTTCGAAGTTAACATGTGACTGACGCTCTTCGATGTCGTCAATCTTGAACGCAAATGCGTTTGCTTGGTCGACAACCATTGTTGTTTGGTCGTCGGCAAGGTCTTGTGGAGAAACCACTGAGCCACGTGAGTATGCACTGACTGTGATTGTTGGTTCCTTGATGATACGTACTGTATCGCCAAAGTTCTCAATTTCCCCCGCGTAATCGGTATTTGTAATGTCTTCAGCAACCGAAGCGCGACGGAAAAACTTGAGGACTTTTTGGCTAAAGATTTCCGGTGTAAAGTTACCGGAAGGCAGGTTATTGTAACCTGATGCCGAATTAAAAGCCATTTGCTTTTCCTTCCATTTTGAGGTTTAAGTATTAAGAGTTGAAGTCGATTCGCCCTTCAGACCGTGCCGCGTCCAATTCGTTTTCTAACTTTTCGAACTCGTACGGCTTCATCTTGGCGATTTGCGAAGCTTTCCAAATCTTTTTACCATCTGTAGTTTCAGCCTTGATTTCCCGTGCTGGGGTTTTTGTTACGGCTTCTGCTGCAGACGCAGATTTGGTTTTCTTCTTTGTAGTCGTTAAGCCTGTGTCGGCTTTGTAGAGGTCTATGACCCGTGCTGCCCATTTTACATCGGTACTGTTTTTGTAGATACCTTCTGCAATTGAAGCTGGCTGCTCCTCTAACCATGAAAGGAACTGCTGGTCTGTTTTGATTTCATTAAAGTCGGGGTGCAATCTGAGAAGCTGCTCGTAGGCGTTTTTCTTCTCTAGGGCTTGTTCCCGTTCTTTAATCGACCCTAGTTCTTCACGGAGTTTTGCAACCTGTGATTCGGTTTGCATACTTGAAACTGTCTGAACAACTTCGAAGACATCTGGGTAGCGTTCTTTGAACTCTTCCAGTTCTTCCATTGTTCGCGGTGGGTTCACGCCTCTTGGCATTTCCGCCGCCCGTTCTGTCATTGTTTTTCTGAGGCTTTCGATTTCGTTTTTGAACTCGTTTACCTTTTCATCGTAATGACGTTTCAAGTCGTCATACCGTTTTTTGTAATCGTGGTCCTCTGAAGCTTCTTTTTTTTGTTCCACGAAACTATCGCCCGCTTCATTTTGCTGAGTAGCCGCTTCGTTTTCTACGGGGTCAGCATCGTTTTGGGCTTCTACATCCGCCTCATCTTCTTCGTCTTTGTAGACTTCATCGCGGTACTTTCCACGATATAGGCTATCATTGTTGACGGTTCCGAACGAGTCGTTTGCTTTGTTGGCACGGTGGCCTCTTGCTTTTGCCATTTTATTTACCTCACTTGCGGGGCCACATGGCTGTGGGTAGCCGCTCCGGTTGTGCTGGGGCCACGGGTTCGTGGGTAGCCAGCGGATTCTTTAGGCTAGGAAACCGCCTCTCGCTGCTTGAACAGGCTGCTGTCCATTCTCTGCAATGCGCTGTTCGGTTTTCCGAATGCCTCGTTTATTAATCTTTTCTAGGCGGTCTTCGCCTATAATATCTACTAGGTGCGGTGCAATCTTAACTTCGCCGCTAGACACCGCAATATCTACGAGGTTTGAATGCCGCTCAAAGTCGTCTGTAGACAGACCACGGCGAATCGCTTCCTTCTGGGCATCCATAATCATTTTACGGATATCCTGCTCTCCCGCGAACTCGACGGCAGCAGCATTTATAACATAGGTACCCTCTGGAACGCTGTCAGGGCGATTGTCAGCGACTTTAGCCCCATCAGTGACCTGTGATGGCGGAGCGTCGATAAAACCGCTCTGCGAGGCTTGTACCCCTGCTGGCGGGGTTCCGAAGGCGTAGTTCTGTCTGTTGCGTTCAGTAGGACGATTCTGTGGACGACCATGTTCAATCATACCACCACGAGCATCACCACCGCCGTAACCATCGCTAACACCACCAAAAGACTCTGCAGATTCTCCGGGGTCGTATCCGCCACCCCCGCCGTCGTCTCTGCTCATACGCTCTTGAAGCTCTGCCCTGTAGGCGGCACGTTCTGCTGCTGCTTTGGCTTCCGCTTCCGCCGCCTGTCTAGCTGCTTCAGCCGCCGCTTTCTCACTCTTTATGCTCTGAATATTTTCAGCAACAGTACCTTTACCGCTACGAGCCTTGTCCAAAACACTTTTAGCTTCGTCTACAGTCAAACCGTTAGTCGAGGCTAGGGCTGAAAGGTCTTTGGCACTGCCATATCCATAAGTGCGACCGTACGCATCCATGTAATTTCCACTAGCCGTGTAACGCCCCCCGTTACCAAGGTTATTAGAATAACCGGCATCTTCGAACCGAACTGCATTTTTACCCGTGTAATCGAACCCAAAGGTTCCGCCGAAGGTGTTGGGGACAAAACCTCTCTGAACAGCTTCAATGTTTTTAAGGGTTTGATTATCCAAACCACGCATGTTGCCTGTATAAACTGCAGTTCCGGCTCTTCTGGTAATACCCCCAGAGCCAATGCCGCTACCAAACTTCATTGAAAAACCAATATCTACACCAGTTAAGCCGCGACTAGATACAACCGGATTTCCATAGGCATCTGTTTCTTCGTCGCCTGCAGTCATAAACTCACCAGCCATAGGACCTGTCGTGTGAGCAGCCATCACTGCTCTATTAATAGACCTATCACTGTACTGACGAGAATGAACGGCATCGGCTACAATACCAAGAAAACCATCTGGTCTAGCACTAATTTCACCAAAGGCATTTTTAACAGTCTTGTCGCTAAATATTGCAGAACCGACAAGAGCCATAGGTGCGCCCGCAGCAGCGAAAATACCTTTCATAGCCGTTTTACCAGAAACTTTAGTGGGGTCCACTGCGGCCTCTATATTTCCCATTGTGGAATTTAACTGGGAAGAAAACCCTGCTGAAAGATTTATGTCAGACCATCTACCTTGTACAAATGGCTCCATAACATTTTCAATGAACCCCAGACGGTCTTTCATGCCTACCGGGTTTTCAGCTTTTATATAATCGGAATAATTATTGTACTGATGGTGGCCCGTTTCCAAATCAGTATTGTAGCTAATGCCAGTCCCCCCCGGAAACATAGATTCGCCCGTGCGTATTCCTGTAGCTTCCAAGGCGTTAATAGCATCATCTTGTGTATCACCACCGTCACCTCGCTCTCCAGCGATTCCGTACTCCCGTAACTCTGTGGTATCTTCCCCATCACCTACATCAATGCCGGTATCCGTCAAAGACGGTACATCTAAAAACTCTTGATAAAAATTAACTTGGCGACTTCTATATTCAGATATAGGGATAGCAGTCTGCGAAGCAAAGTAGTCACCTGCAGAAATCGTCGGAAGCGACGGGCTTGTTGTTGTCGTTGTTCCAGAAGACGAACCCCCAGCAACGCTAACGGTACTAGCTGAGAAACTACCCCAAGGATTACTGGTTGTTGTGGTTGGTGGAAGAGCCATTCTTAACTATTGCCTCGTGGTTAACCTTCAACTGAAGGAGTGTTTCCAGTAAAGCCGCTTTCCCCTGCAGTTGGCGCAGTTCCGACTCCGATTGTGCCGTTACCAGACCCCTGTAAGTCTGTTCCTTCAGGAGAAGGAGATACGCCTCCAGCCCCTGCCATACCTGCGGCTGTGCCACTAGCGGCCCCACCAGCTTCGCCTGTTCCTTGCTGTACATTTGCCATCATTCCTTTTAACATCTGTGCGTAGAGTTGTGCTTGGTTGGCATCGTTGACTAGGCTGTCTGGGTCGATATCTTGGGAAATAGCCAGTTCGCGCATCAAGTTTGGTATCTTGATGAACGGAGCGAGCATAGGGTTCGCAACAGTTTGCAACAGGGAAGTTAACCGCTGTGTGCGAACCTCTTTTTGCATCACGGCTGCAACGCCGCGTGGTTTAATCTCTAGGTCACCTTGAATATCTTCTGCGTCTTCATTGAACTGCATGTTCCATTGGAAATAGGCTTCGCCCAAAGGCTTCAGGAGCATGTCGTCGATGTTCTTGATAACGGTCTTCATAGATAGACCAGCCGAACCCATGAGCATGGATAGACCAGCAGCGGTTCGCCCAGTTCCGGTTACGCCTGTTTGACCGTGCATGATAGATGGGATACCTGTCTCCTCATCTGCAAGCTGACGGCTAATCTGATACATCTGCAAGTTTTCACCAGCCGTGTTCGGAAACTTTAGGCCGTTGATGGCTGTTCCGGTAACACCGGACTGCCTACGGAATATCTTTCCGGGAAAAATGTCCATGTTCTGTCCCGGTACGAGACTAGCTTCATCCACGTCAAACACAAGGTTGCCAGCAAGAGCCAAGTTGTCGATAGCCATACGAACATGTCCATTCATCAACTTCTGGGCATCTTCCATGTTTTCCGCTACGCCAACACCCCATAGTTGATAAGGGTTGACTTCGTAAGGGAACACTTGGAACGGAATGCGGGCTGGTGTGAACGGGTTCAACACACAGCGAATGACCATATTGCCACAAACCCAAACGTTAACCTGAAGTTCATCAAATTCTGACATATCTTCAGCTTCGGAAAACCCAGCCTCGTAAGCCATCTTGGAATCGAGAACACCCCAGTATTCCAGAACTTCGTAACGATTACCTTGATAGTAAGGCTCTGTTTCGTCTTCCCGAATAGTATCTTCGTAGTATTTGTCCTCGTAATTAGGACCCTTGGCAAGACACTCTTCAATTGCCTCAGAAATAAAGTGAGGACGCTTTATAAGCGCACGAAGCTGTTGGCGGTTCATGCGGTGACGTTGAATAACATATTCACAATCATCGATGCTAGTAGCAGATGGGTCAGGGTGGAAATCCCACACTGATACCATTTCAATCCGTGGAACGGTCTTTTCTTCTGGGTTGTAAAAGCGTTCGCCATCTTCACCGCGTTCCCATTTGTGAACACGCTTATAGAAATTAAATGGACCTTTTACGATACCCGTACCCAAAAGGGCAGATTCAAACACAGCGTTACGCATCACGTTGACTGCGTTCGTGTCAGTTAGCTGGTCGTGAATAACCTTTTCCATACGAAGGGCAGCTTCTTGGGCAGGGCTGATTTGAGGCTCCCCCATGAGGGCGGGGCCTTCAGCTAGTGGAAGCTGTCCATACTTACCGGATAGTCCACCAA